TTGATACGCGCAACAAACTTCATAAACGCAGTCAGTTCATCCTGCGTCTCAATCACATCCACTGCACTGAACATGGCATGGAACAGCACCGCCGGACGCTCTGGAATCTGAATGTTCTCGGGATCAACCAGAATGTCCTGCACCTTGACCCATTCTTTCTCCATGGACATAAACGCTGCGATAGATTCGGCAAACGCCCCGCCACAAAGACCTGCCATGGCTGCCTGTGTCACGTACTGGCCTAGTTTGTTGGCGTTATTAGCCACCTCGCTAGCACCGACCAATGATCTTGGCGTGACGAACGATGACAGCGGCTTGGCCGGGTCGAATATAAACGGGTTCTGCTCCTGCCCACCGTCAAGATAAGACGCAAGGCACGACGGGTTCATCGCCACCCAAGCACGGACAATGCGGGAAATATTATTATCCGTCGCCCAAACACCCCACCGCTTAGCATCGGGCTTGCGTACATTGATCACACACAGGCGGTTCAGCACGTGCGCCGACAGGGTATCGCCGACACCATCAGATGAATTATTACCCGTGATGAACACGATAGAATCCGCAGGCAGTTTCGAGTCACCGACTGATCGCTCCAGAGTCAAACGAGTGAAGATAACCTGAAGCAACTTGTTCGCCTTGCTCATCTCGTCGAGCATGATGACCTTCGGCTTGGGGCTGTCCATCTTGAACAACTCCGACACGTAAGACTCCAACGTTTTAGTCTCGTGGTTCGGTATCCGCATCACGATGTCGGACACATCCATCACCGGGCAGTCAACGTATATGTAGTCATAGTCCTTGCCCATGACCGTCTCAAGATGCTTGAGCACCGTTGACTTGCCGATACCCGGCTCGCCACGCAGCAAGATAGTCCGGTGATGCCCAATTGTTGCGATCAGATTCGGCACATCGCCCAGTTCGACAGGCGTATTGAAGTTAATAGTCTTGTTACCCACAGTCATTACCTCTTAGTTAAAAGTTTACACAGTCACTACAGTTATCCATCGCATCGGTCAGTATTTCGACCGCATGAACATATATAAGTTCCTGCTCTGGAGATAAATTTCGCGTGTCAATTAGCGCCAACGTCTCCGCTAACGCCATAACTAACTGTCTCTCCAACGGACTCATACAGTCGCCCCGAACGTCTTCAAGATGTCATCAATAGATTCTTTAATCACGACACGCTTGGTGTCTGAGTTCCGCAGTTCATCAATCGTCAAACCGTCCAATGCTTTCGCCAGTGCAGCACGGGCTTGCTCAAGTTTGGGGTCAGCGACCAAGTTAAAGTCCCGAAACGTCTCGCACAACTCGCGTGCTCGCTCCAACGTAGAGTCATAGAGTCTGCGCTTACGCACCTTGACCTCGCCGTTCTCATCCACAGTAGTCTCAGTCTCGCAGCAGTAACTGATCGACTCCATCACATCGACCAACTGCTCAGACTGCTTGGACAAGATATCCTCGACCATGCGCTTGGCTTGCTTCTCGTAGTGCAAACTCATGTCGTTCAGCAAGTCTTGGGATATGGCACAGCGGAAGTCACCTGTCGGCACCTCGCTCTGGATTAAGTCCACCGAAAACCTATGTCGTAACTCCGCCGCGTCGGGGTACTCTGTCCGGTCGAACATATCGCCCTGCACAAACGCCATGTTACTCACGATGGTCGGGTACTTGTCCAAGAAGTTGTCCACCAACTCCATAAACTTCTTCTCGTGCTCACGGTATTCTTGGTGGAACCGTGCAAGGTTCACGACGGGTAGTAGGCGTTGCGATCCCGCCCAGTCATAGGTATGCCGCTGCACCCAGTTATAAATAGTCTGTCGGTAGTTCAGCACCGCCTTGTGCTCGGCGTTATTGGCAAGAAGATTCTTCACAAACTTGCCGCTGTCCTTGCTTGCCTTCTTAGCCGACGTTACTTCGTTGCTGATCTCACGATCCTGTACCGTCGCGTTCCATACGTGCGATTCCACTGAGACCAACACACAGGCAGAGGAGAGGGAAATAATATGGTTCGGCTTGTTCAGCAGGGTATTTTGAGTATTTCCTGCGTTGTTCATACTTGTATCCACGTTGTCACCTCTTTAGTTAGCCGTATCATTTGATACGGGGTTGTTTGGTTCGTCTGATTTACTCTTCACTCGGTCTAACTTGTACTGCAAATACCTACGAAACGAATTCTCTACGAATATCTTAGACCGCAAGTCTTCCTGTAAGTTCCGTAGTTCTTTCAACTTTTTTGTACATTCTTCAATACGTCTGGTCAGATCCTCGACAGTATCTTTAATAATGTCTTTATCGTCATACCCACTCACGGTTTATCTCCACGACAATCCCACTCGTGATACGTATCTACTATGTCGTCCCCTTCCTCATAGGCAAACAGCACCTCATGAACGACGGCAGTTGGGAGACCTAGCGATGCAGCAATTTCAGACTCCTTCATGCCGTCCTCGTAGTGCAGTTCAATAATCTTTAAGTCTGTCTCGTTCACTTCACACCCCCAAATCCTTAGCGTAATCACGCAACGGTTCTGGAAAATCTTTTGCTTCAAGTATTGGCAGGGTCAGTGCCGTGCGTAGGCGTTCCAGTACCAGATGCAACTCTTCCATGTCATCGCCTACCAAGCACACCTCTTGCGAGTACCCATCGGCTTTGCCGTTATCGTCGTACGTCACCTCTGCAAAGAAGTAACACACATCACCCCACGGATCGACAAAGCGGATCACCCTGTTGTTCCAAGTAAATTCAACGCTGCTCATCATGCACCTCCTCATTTAAAAAGCCATTGATATGTGCCATGTCTGCAACCTCGGCCTCGCTCATGTAACTAAGACAAGCCGCGATCACGGTGTCTTTATCCAACATTCCACTCTCGACCATTTTGAGAATTTGGTTCGTTACCGTTCTCCACTCATACACTGTGGTATCCACTTCACACCTCCTCATGATACCCAGTTGAAAATGTCAAGTGCCACGAACGTCCGCACCTCGTTGTCTGAACGAATGAACTCCTTACCATCATTCCTCAAAGACTTATCCAAAGCGGCTATCTCTTCGGGGCTGTGTGCCGTCAGCACACAGTCGAGTTTCGTCAGAAAATGCACCTCCTCGCGCTCGCCGTAAATCGTTGTGAAGTCTGACTCCATCCTGCCGACATAAAACTTAACGCTCATGTCACACCCCCAAGTCTTTGGCGTATTCAAGCAACTCGCCTTCAGTCCAGTTCGAGCGCATTGATGAGTCATACGTCTTGTATCCGTGCCCGTAGAGCAAGATATACCGCAACTCCGACAGATTCTGACCGCTCGCAAACATGTGGATTTGGAAGTCCACAATTGCCTTGATCAACTCGTCTCGGCTCATGTTTTCTATGCTCACCTCACTCACCTCACACCTCCTCATACCAATCAATTGACCCTGCTTGCATACGCTCCTTAATTACCAACTCGGTGTTGTCCGTAAACGTGATGCAAAACGTCTCGCCACCATCAAACTCAATCTTGGCAACCGTCTTGCCGTTGAATTTATCAATGGTTTTCACACGACCTTCTTCCACCGCATACAAACCAAACTTGCTCACTTCACACCTCCTGCGTATCAATTGATACGCCACACGCTGCTAGGAATCGGTCTCGGCTGAAACGCGGGTTGTCCCGCTGGAGTGCGGTCGTCAATTGACGACAGATACCCTCATAACTCACGGAGTCACTCGATGACTCCGCCCGCACTGCCGTCAGTGCCGCTACCATCAGTTCATAGTCTTTTCTGGTCATGGTTTGGTCTCCTCAGTAATCTGAGCCGCGACCGGGGCGGCTGATGTAACGCAACATTGTTTTATCGCTGTGTACCGTGTATGGCCCCTTGTGGTAGGCAGGGGCTACCGTAAACCTCACCCGCTTGGCATCAGCCTCGCCACAACGTAGGCAGGTAATGAATCCCGCCTCGACACGTTTGGCTGCTACCTGCTCTGTTTGACACTTCACGCACCGCATAGTTCAGCCCCCCACGATAGAAAAACATCCGCCCCATTCGCGGTATGCCGACTGATCCTTGATACGCAACACGCACCACCGACCGTTCACTTCACGGGCCACGCAAATGTCGCCACGCTTCCAACCTTTCCAACCAATCATCGTTCACCTCTTGTCTGTCTTACCGTATCAATTGATACGGTGGGGTTGTCTCGCAGGACGGTTTTCGCCCTGCACCCTATTTAGACAATTTTTATGGGCGAAAGTTCCCGGTTTTTTGTAGATTTTTGATGTTTTTTACTAGGAAGTGAGTGGGCGTCTGGGGAATGGGGTGAAAAGATGGGATAAGACCGTATCAAATGATACGGTGACTGGCTCGAGTTATTTTTATTGCTGGCAGTGCAGGTGTAGGAATCCGTCGTAAAAAAAGTTCTCAAGTGCAACAAAGTTTGTTCCAATGTTCCACGTGTTCCAGAATTTTAAAGTTTACGAATGCTTCAAAGTGTGGGAAATGTTGGGGGAGGGAGGTTTTTGCAAGTGCTTGATTTATAAGGAAATGGCAAAGTGTAGAGTTGTAGAATAGATATATATATAGTAAGTAAAAAAGTAATAAATAGGGGATTTGTTCCAATGTTCCACGATTTTGAGAATAAGGGGAGCCGGAGGGTATGAAGAATTTTTAAGGGCGTAGATTTATAATCAAAATTTTCTACGCTGGCTGCTCCCTGCCATGTCCGAAACGCTGCTTCTATCTTGGAACATTGGAACATTGGAACAAAACCGTGTTTTTCTTAATAGAATCAAGCACTTATCTTGTTCCAAGCACTTTTCGATTTTGGAACAAACGCTACATACCCCTTGGAACAAAATTTTCAAAAAAAGTTTGACAGGCCAAATTTCTTCGTGTAGCCTTGCTACGCAAGGCCGGAGCAAAAAAAACCGACCTCACGCAAATTGAGGCGACGTAGACCAGACTATTCTGTAGGAACTGGCTTCGCAGTAACTGGCCTCACACAGATGGAACTGGTCTCGCGGAGCGAGACCGAACCGGCCACGCTCCAAGTCACACCGTCCAGACGCAAAAAAGCCCCCGCTAGGTTTCCCTAGCAGGGGCCGCGTATCAATTGATACGGGGGGCGGTTACTTCGCCGGACGACGTTGGCCGATCTGATCGAACAGCAGCGCCACCAATGCGGGGGCGGGATTCGATGCTAGGAAAGCGTCAAGATTGGCGAGGATGGTATCGGGTGTCGGCGCCTTCTTCGCCTTGTCCGCCTTGCCGCCTTCTTCCGTGGCGGTTTTCGGCCAAAGGATATCGCAGACTCGCTGCAGTTTGGTACGACCAAATGCGAGCACCGCCGCCCAAATTTTCCTTTCGGTGGAGTCCTTTGCCCAACCATCGCGCACTGACTCCGGCGCATCCATCACAGTGCGCGCCAATTCCATATTGACGACCTCGCCGCCGATCTTGCGGACGCGGTTGCAGTACTGCGAACGGTACGCGGCGCGCATGGCTTCTGCAGCGTCCTCAAAAATTTTGGACGACCGCGCCTCATCCATGTTCAGGCCGTGGCCCAGCAGGTAGTCCCGCAGCATATCGGCAGTGCCAGATGCGCCCGATTCTATGACCGCGTTCGCCTTGTCCGTCGCAATGACTTCATCAGCGGCACGCGTGGTCAGCATAACAAGTGTGATTTTCTTCATGGTCTAGTCCTCTTGGCATGGTCGGCGCGGAGTGCGCCGCCTTCATGGAATTAGACCGGCCCGGTTCCCGATAGTTCCGCATTCCTATAAACTTTTTTTGGCTAGGACAGCGTATCAATTGATACGCGGGGGCGGCTCCGCAGGGTGAAATCGGCCAGACCGAGACCCCACCGGTACCCGATGCCCCGCTGCAGCGTTGGGACTCCTATCAGTCCTACCTACACTTGAACTCACACAAACACCACGCACTTTTCCAAAATCTGGCTGACTAGACCCCCACCCCCTCGTTTATAACACCCCCCCGGTTGTCTTTTTGGTACCATGCTGTTTTACTTCGTATATATTGTGTTGACTAGGGAACTTGGCCCCAGTAAAGCCCATGCAAGATATCCTCATACCTGAGATTGACGAAAACATCCCTCTGCCTGCTAACGCGGCTGATGCCCTGCCAGACCTCACTCCCGAGGCTGAAATTGAGATGCGGGCAAGAACTATCAAACTTATATCCGACCTAACCGGCACCCCACTCTGCCCAGACGAGAATGACATCAGCGTGGCTAAAGAAATTGCCACTGCCCACCTTGCCAATCCCAAAACCCGGCTTGATTACAGCAAGTATCCGAACGAGACCATGGCGTACCTCGCAGGTCTTGTGGCGCAGAGCAACTGCGCGTTAGTAGATGACTTGTCTGAGTTGAAGTTGTACGTCGTTAATAAGTTAGTTTATGAGGTAGAACACGCCGATAGCAGCAAAACCCGCATCCAAGCCCTGTCAAAGTTGGGCGAAGTAGATGGCGTAGATGCCTTTAAAAAGCGCAGTGAAACTACGCATATCGTTAAGCCGATTGAAGAAGTTGAAAAAGAACTCTTGTCGGTGCTGGAAGGCATTGAATACCGCGTATTAGAAGAGGGACCGCCTCGTGAAGTTGGCTAGAGCAGGTACGGTAGAAGACCGGCTCGCCTCTTGTGGCCTCTGCGAACACAATAAATTCGGCATCTGCAAGAAATGCGGCTGCGTTATACAGGGTAAGACTCGTTTAGCAAACCAAAAGTGCCCAATTGGGGCATGGGGACCAGAAGAATCTGGTCTAAAGTCGCTTGTAGCCGACTAAAATGATGCAACTTTCCCCTGAAAACCTGCAAAAACTCAAGGCATCCCTGCCTAAGATGCCCGAAAAGGAGAAACGGCGCGTTGCCGAACTCCTAAAGACCTACCAAAGCCAAATAACTCAAAAACTGGGCAAGGATTCTTTCCTAGATTTCATCAATCACGTGTATTCGGGCTACAAAGTGGGGCCGCACCACCGTCGTCTTGCCAAGATTTTTGAGGAGATTGCAGAAGGGAAGAAGAAACGGGTGATTGTCAACATCGCCCCCCGCCATGGCAAGTCAGAGATGATCAGTTACCTCGCTCCGGCGTGGTTTTTAGGCAAATTTCCGCACAAAAAGGTCATTATGGCCTCACACACCGCTGATTTGGCGGTGAATTTCGGTCGTCGGGTGCGTAACTTGGTCGGTTCGGAGTCCTATCGTGACATTTTTCCTAGCGTGGAACTTCAGGCTGATAGTAAAAGTGCTTCTCGTTGGGGTACAAATTTTAACGGCGAGTATTTCGCTATTGGTGTGGGCGGTGCTCTTGCTGGTCGCGGTGCCGACCTCTTTATTATTGATGATCCACATTCTGAGCAGGAGGCTAAACAGGGCCGCGCTGATGTTTTTGAGCCAGCATGGGAGTGGTTCCAGTCAGGTCCGATCCAACGACTGATGCCGGGCGGCGCGATTATTGTGGTGATGACCCGTTGGAGCAAGATGGATCTGACGGGCAAGATCATTGACCACATGACTAAGAACGACGACGCCGATGAGTGGGAAGTAGTGGAATTCCCTGCCATTTTGAATGACAAACCGCTCTGGCCTGACTTCTGGGGCATTGACGAACTGCTGGCTAAAAAAGCCGGTATGGATCCGAGGTACTGGCAAGCCCAGTACATGCAGCAGCCGACAAGTGAAGAAGGCGCATTAATTAAACGGGAATGGTGGCAGGTATGGGAGAAGGAAGACCCGCCAAGTTGTGAGTTTATGATAATGGCGCTTGACGCCGCGCAAGAGAAAACCAATCGGTCAGACTATAATGCCCTGACTACATGGGGCATTTTCTTTAATGAAGAGACTAAAAACCACAACATAATCCTTTTAAATAGCATCAAACAGCGACTGGAGTTTCCAGAGTTAAAAGAGTTGGTGCTTAACGAATACAAAGAGTGGCGCCCTGATACGTTCATTGTGGAGAAGAAATCTAACGGGGCTGCGCTTTATCAGGAAATGAGGCGTATGGGAGTTCCGGTCAGCGAGTTCACGCCGGGCAAGGGACAGGACAAGATCAGCCGGGTTAACGCGGTGACGGACCTGTTTTCTTCAGGTATTGTGTGGTTGCCTGACCGACGTTGGGCGTGGGAGGTTGCGGAGGAGTGTAATGACTTTCCCTCTGGCACCCATGATGACTTAGTGGACTCAACTACTTTGGCGCTGATGCGCTTTCGGCAAGGTGGGTTTATTCAACTGCCAACCGATGAGCCTGCACCGACTAAGTGGTTTAAGAGCCATAGGCGCGAGTCGTATTACTAGGAGAATTTAAATGGCCGTCGATAAAAGTTTAATGCAGGCTCCGATGGGTCTTGAAGCCCTCGCTGCTGATGAAGCCCCGATTGAGATTATGATCGAAGACCCCGAGAGCGTATCGATTGGCGTAGACGGGGCCGTTATAGAATTGATGAAGGATGAGCCTCGCGCTGAGGACTTTGACTCTAACCTCGCGGAGTTTATGAGCGAGGGCGAGTTGCAGAGTTTGGCCGGGGATTTAATCGGACAGTATGAACAAGACCTTTCTAGCCGTAAAGACTGGCTGGATAC